AGCAAGTGGACGTGAACGCGCCTGTGTTAATAGGGTACCCATTACCGAGTATTTACTTGGACCCGGCGGCTCGCAACATGCAGGGTGAAGTGCACAATTGTGGACACGCGTTTGCGGCAGAATTGATTACTTTTGAAAGTTACAAAAATCAGTACTTAAACAAAGAAGGATTTAAAAACACTGATTTAGTAAAGGCTATTAGTAAAGACTTTACTTCTGACGAGGGAGAGGTGGCAGCGCCTGATAGGTATATGTATCCGCCTATTAGTGACGACGGAGAGTATGTTTATATTGTAAAGGGCTGGGACTATTACAAGGACGAGTACAAGATAAGGGCTAACAATGTTTACATAAAAGAGAGTCCATTGCCTTACGCAGACAAGAAAATTCCACTTAATATTCTCAAGCCTTACAGTTTACCTAACCAAGTGTATGGTGTGGGTATGGTAGACTTACTAGTTCCTAGTGTTTATCAATTAGAACTTATTCAGAATGCTTTTTACGATTATATTTTATACACTACCAATCCTATTTTACTAGTGCAGGGTGGTGATTATGGGGATTTTTCCAGAAAGTATAAATTAGTTAACGGGGAGCCAGGAAGTTTGCTTCCAGTGAGTGACCCACAAAGTTCTGTTTTACCTCTTAAGTTTCCTACGGTTAATAGTGACGTGTATCAAGGTATTGGGCTATTGCAAAAGGACGCTATACTAGCGAGTCAGCATGACCCGAATCAATTGGGTGTTTTAAGAAAAGATGCTACAGCGACTGCCAACATTATTAACAAGGAAATAGCCGAGGCGTATGTGAACTATATAGCGGACAATTTCTCTGGTGGTTTGCAAGACATTGCAAGAATGGTAATAAGTAGAATTCATGAATTCATGACACGACCTCAGATAAGTAAACTTGTTAATGGTGAGACTATAGAAGGGGAACCGTTTGAAGTAGCGATTCCAGGTAAGTATGTAGATGTTGATTGGGACGAGAGGACTGTTAAGATTGAGGAAAATCCCGATAGTGTTTCAGTGGTTAAGATTAAAAAAGACCTTTATAGGTATGAGGATGCGGAGGGAAACTTAATAGAAGTTTCTCCTAATGATTATGAGGTAACGCTTAGTGCGGAGAGCAAGGAAATACTTTCCAGAGCGTTAGAACAGCAAAGAATTATGGACGCCATGAAAATGATAATGCCTTACGCAGTCAATCCAAGCGACGCACAGCGTTCTATGATGAATCCGTTACCTTTGTTTAATGCTGTTGAGATAGCAGACCAGTTTACGCATACAATGGGGTTGTCTCCAAAGATACTGCTTAACAGGTCGGAAAATGAAAAGAGTGATATAGAAAGGGCAAAAGCACAGAACGAGGAAATGTTTGGTGGAAAGAGGGCTATGCCGAGGGCGGGAGAGAGTGCAACACATATAAGGGAGCATACAGAGTTCATGCAAATGTTAACCAACGAGTTTGAAACAATGAAAATGAATATTGAGAGTAGTATACGCGCGGGCATGCAAGTACCTCCAGAAACTCAACAGCGCTTTGATAGCATTAGGGTGTCACTCCCGTTAGTAGCAGAACATATAGATTTTGACACGACCAATATTATTAACGAGGCGACTATGATGTCTAAAGTAGGTATGTTGCAACAGGCGCCACCAGCGCAGGGTCCTAATACTGGAGTGGGTCAACAGGTGACGCAGGCGGGCATGGGTGGAGATAGTGCACTTCCTAATGTGCCTAAAGAGGCAGGGTTCACCCAGGGAGGTGCTGGACCATTAACTAAGATGTAAGAACGATTAAAATGACTCTACAGGAGCTTACGAGCGATGATTTAAAGGCACTTAAGGATATGGCTGGCAATAGGGTTTTAAAAAAACTACTTGAGAGTCGTATGGAGGACATTAAGGAGGACGATTTTAAGACAAAAGTTATTGATGTGGAGGGTATGTTAAAGAGGGAATTTAACCGTGGTATGTGTGTAGCTTTTGAGTCAGTGGTTAATTTAGAGGGTATGATTAAGGACGAGTATGACATGCGCAAGAGGGAACAAGGCCTTGCGCGTGCTGGTAAAAGATAGTATATTATTAATAGGCAATATTTCGGAAAGGGAGTTGTGCTTAGGACCAAAATCTTAAGCAGAGCTCCTTTTTGCTTTTTAAGCAAAGAGAACGGTTCGCTGCCGTATTTAAATTAAGCTGTAATGTTATGAAGGAGCAAGAAACTGCTGAGAAGCAAGAGCTTGAGACGAATGTCCAAGCCGCCGAGGAATCGCAGGCCCCGGAGACGACCGATGACGTAGTGGTCGAGGAGGATAAATCCGTTACGGAGGAGGTAACTCCGTCTGAGGAGGTGGAAGAAGAGAAACCATTAGAGGAAGTATCGGAACCCGAGCCGAAGAAAGAGGAGAAAATTCCTTTTACCGAAAGGCCTGGAGTCAAAGAAAGGCTAGAGGACATAGAGCAAAAGTATGGGTCTAAAGCTCAATACTGGGATTCTCTGACCGAATTAGCCCAACAGGACCCAGGGTTTAGAGTAGCTGTTTTGGAAAAACTTGAAGCGGCAGGTAAGGTACCGGATGGTACTACTGAAGCAGAGAGGCAAAGAGCTAGTTCTTTAAAAGAGGAGTCTGAGTATGTTGAAAAACTACCGGATGACATAAAGGCCGATTTGATGGCTGCAAGGGAATACAGAAGGCAACAGGAGAGTAAGGCTACAGAATTTCTTTCGAAGTTCGAGTCTAACAAGTCTGATATAGCTGCATCCCCGAACCCTCAAAGGACAAGGTCACTTATTTTCAATCTTGCAACAGAAATGGTGCAAAGGGAAAAGGTGCCTATGGCGGACGCTATGGAGCGTGCGTATAAGGTTTTACTGCACGGAGGGGTTTCTGACCAAGAGGTTGAGACTGCGATTGCAAAAAATCAAGAGGGTGTTGGTGCTGTTTCTAGTGGAGGGGTTTCTGCGTCCAAGGGACTAAGGAAATTAACTCAGGAGGAAAAGCGAGCGGCAGAATTGGCTGGCATGACACCTCGGGAGTATGTGAAGTTTAAAGACACACCAGACGACGAGTTGTTTGAGAATATTTAACATAAAACGGGACATTTATTATGTATAACCCAAGAATAGTAGGTAGTACAGGTGAGTATGGCACTATAAAATTGGCTGCTCATGAGGCTATCGCAGAAAACGATTTTGTAACAATTGTTGCAGATGGACAGGCTGAGTGTACAGATACAGGCGACCCCATATTTGGAATCGCACTTGAAGCTGCGGCATCAGCTGGAGACATTATAACAGTAGCTAGAGCTGTACCAGGAATGCAAGTTCTAATGGACAACGATAATACTGCAACCACATTTGCTTCTACGCATGTAGGAGGAAGATTTGATATAACTGGTACAACAGGCGAAATGCTTGTTGATACTTCATCAGTAGCACAAGTAGGTGGTGGTGGTGAAACTGGACAGTTATTCTGTATAGAATACAACCCACAGTGCTGGGGTCTTGATAGTGACACATCAATCGGTATTTTTGAAATCGCAGAAATACAAGGACTAGGTGCAAACTAGTAATAGAATAATTTAATTTAAGTAAAATACTAAAATGGCATTAACAAGTATGTCAATTGACGAAGTAGTAACACCAGGGATTAGGAAGCACTTCGTTGACGAGTATAAACAAGTAAAGCCAGCCCTAGAGAAAATTTTTAAGGTTGGAACTCAGGAAAGCAAATCTGACCAGTACGAGAACTACACAGGTCTTTCTACTGTTGCATCAGTTGCTGAAATGGGTACGTATCAGGAAGATGTACCAATCAAGGCTTATGGAGTTGTATTAACTCCTTCCAAGAAAGGTTTAATGATGCCTGTTACAATGGAAATGAGAAAGTGGGCAAAAGCAAAGGAAATCTGGAACGGTTCAAGACACTTAGCAAGAGCGCTTGCAAGGGATGTAGAGGACCAGGCAGCTTCTACGCTTATAAACGCATTCGACACATCTTACACATCTTACACAGACACAAAGCCACTCTGTTCAGTTTCTCACACGAGAGCTGACGGTGGGACTGCACAAAGTAATGCATCAGCAACAGGAATCGTTTTCAGCGAGACCAATGTAGAGGTAGGACTTTTGGCACTTGAGTCTCAGTTAGACGATAGAGGTGAAATGATTACAGTATTTGGAAACAGACTTATCATTCCTCCTGCACTAAGAAAACAGGCCTTAATAGACCTAAGAAGTGACGGAAGAAGTGGTACTGCGGACAATGATGTAAACGTTTACAAATCAATGCAGTCATTCTATGGCTCCATTGAGATTTTAGTTTGGGACAGATTAGGCGCAGCTAACGGAGGTTCTGACACAGCATGGTATCTAGAGGATACTTCTGTATCAAAGCTAATGTGGCAGTGGGCTAAGAAACCTAACGTAACCAAGAACGATGAAATTGGATTCAAACAGGACGTAGTCTACTATAAAGGTATGTACTATGCTTCTAAAGGTTGGAGAGATTACAGAGGATTCTGGGCAAGTAAGGGAGATACAGCAGCATACTCAGACTAATGAGAATTTAGTGGGGGCGGCAACGCCCCTGCTAGGGTCAGTTATT